AGCGTTAGAGTATGGGGCGTGGGTTTAAATGACATAGGGCAAGCGGCTAATTACAATCGGCAACTTTTTCTTTTGTCAGCGGGTATGTCGGCGGGCGGGTATCCCCTCGCCAATCCTAATCAAGCCGGTGTGATATTAAAAGGACAGGTTTTTCAAGCGATTGGTAACTATCAAGCCGCTGTTCTGACGTTAGACTTTTTTGTTATATATGGTCAGCTAGTCAATCCGCTTAACTTAGTGTTGAATTGGACAAAAGGCACAGAGTTGAGCGTGGCAATTGAGCAAGCATTAAAGACTGCTTATCCAGCCGGAACAAATATTAATGTCAATATCAGTCAAAACATAAGAGCGACTGAAACACAAAATGTTCCAGCATTGTCGCTTACAGCATTTGCGACAAAGTGTTATGAATATAGCAAACGTGCGATCAAAGATGACAAATACATAGGGGTACAGATTTCACCATCCGCTGACATGACCACGATCAATGTTTACGATGGAACGGTTATTACACCGATCAAAACTTTGCAATATAACGATTTAATTGGTCAACCCGCATGGCTAACATTTTCAACAATCAGTTTTAAAACTGTTTTGCGATCAGACTTGAGTGTGAACACTTACATCAAAATGCCGGAAGCGGCTTTTAAACAAACGGCTGCAAGTTATCCTGCATTTAAACAAACATCATTGATGCAAAACAAGTTCTTAATCACGCAGTTACGTCACGCGGGAAATTACCGGCAACCCGATGGAAATAGCTGGTGTACGATTTTTAATGCCGTGCAGATACAAGAATGAGCGATTTAAATCAAAAAGTACCGTTAGCACAATCGCTCAACACGTTGGCGATCCATACTGCCAATGATACGGTTGGACGTATGGGGCAATCATTGCCTTGTACGGTGGTTGCCATCAACAACGGTTTTGTGACTGTCAACTTTGAAGTAAATAGTTACTTTACTCTGCCACAGATTGAAGTTCCGATTGCAATGTCACAATATGTACGGCTACCCATTCAAGTTGGTGACATAGGCTTTTGTGTAGCAGCAGATGCGTTGTTGGGTGGTTTAACAGGATTGGGTTCTGGAGTGCCTGATTTAACACCGCCGGGTAGTTTATCTGCATTAGTATTTGTGCCAATTTCCAAAATGTCATGGCAGATGGTTAATCAGAATCAATTGGTGCTGTATGGCCCGGATGCCGTTGTGATTCGCGATATTAACAATACGGTATCAATTACAGTCAACGCTTCAGGTGTCTCAATTATTGGAAACGTGACAGTACAAGGTACAATCACGGCATCTGGCGATGTTGTCGGTGGCGGGATTTCTCTTGATAATCATGTTCATGGCGGCGTACAAAGCGGTGGTAGTACGACTGATAAGCCACAAGGATAAAAGATGCGAACCTACGGAAGAGACAGTACGGGAACTTGGGTACAAGTAGCAACGGATGCTGCCACCGGTGATAACTCAAATGTCTGGTTTACGACTTTATTGCAAAATTTATTGTTAAATCAAGGCGAATCACCTTTTTATTCAAGAAATGGCATTCCAGCATTACAAAGTGTCAGAACGCAAATGTTTCCTACAATAGCGGTCAATTCGGTACAAAGTTATTTTGCTCCTTATTTTTCCAGTTTAGTTATCACTAGAAACCCAGCAACCTATCCATCTTATTCAGTAAGCGCAGTAACGCTTCAAGGATCACCAATCTCTGCCACAATCGCATATTGATCGGATACAATATCGAAAATCTCTCATAGGAGCCATCCATGTCTGCACCCTCTCAATTTGGACAAGAAACGATGGCGAATTCAATGCCTGTGGTATGGGCTTCGGATCAAACACCTGTAGTAAATCCCCTGAGTATTTTGACGGGTCAAGTCACTGTAACCACCACTGCAACTGCCCTACCCTCTCATACTATTGTGCGCAGCATCACAATCACTGCAACTGCTTCCAATACTGGCAAAATCTATGTCGGCGCATCTGGCGTGACAACCTCTACAGGTTATGCTTTGGCGGCTGGTAATAGTGTCACGATTGCTGTGCAGAATACGAATGTAATTTACATTTTGGGTCAGAATACTTCCGATACATTGAGTTGGATCGCCAATTAAGGGCTGAACCATGAGTTTATCGAATGCGTATGTCAATCAGTTAGCCCCAGCGACACTACCGATCTCTGGTTCATCGCTTGCCGTAATGACGGTGGACGGTGAGAATCTACTTCAAACAACGGTAGGCCATCTCTTTGATCCTTTGCAGATTTTGTCTCGCAATGGTTTCAACGGAACGCTTACGGTTGTTTCTAATGCGCCGATTATTACTTTAAGCACTTCGGTCAGCGGTGTTTTAAAGGGTTTAAATGGCGCGTTGACCACAGCCGTTGCCGGTACAGATTACGTTACTCCTAATGGAAACGTAGCGACTGCGAGTGGAATCAACGGTGGTGCGGCAAATCAGATTGTATTTCAAGCGGGCGCGAATGTATCCACATTTGCCCCTGCTCCCACTGTCAGCAATACATTGCTGTCTTGGGATGGTGGAAGTTTCCAATGGGTATCAGGCGGTGCGGGTGGTAGTTACTTTGCTGGAACGGGATTAACTTTATCAGATACCACTTTTTCCATTACTAACACGGGCGTGGGAGCGGGTTCGTACGGCACGTCCTCTACTTCTGCATCATTTACTGTCAACGCGCAAGGGCAGATAACGAGCGCGGCACAATATAGCATTGCGATCAGTGCGTCACAGGTCACTTCGGGGCAGCTTTCAGTTGCTCATGGTGGAACCGGTTCAGCCAGTCTGACCGGATATGTAAAGGGGGCAGGAACATCGCCCTTATCAGCAGTAGCATCAATTCCTTATACTGATGTATCCGGTTTGGGAAGCATGGCAACACAGAACGCAAGTTCTTTAAATATCACAGGCGGTTTTATCAACGGAACAACTATTGGCGCAACCACCGCTGCCGCTGGTTATTTCACTACTCTTAACGCAACATCCGGGTTATCCGGCGGTTCGTTTTAATCCTTAGGAGAAATATTATGGCAGCAAGTGGTTATACACCCATTCAGCTTTATTACAGCACAAGCACTGGCGTAACGCCCTCAGCATCAAACCTAGTCAATGGTGAGTTAGCACTGAACATTGCTGATGGTATTTTGTTTTATAAAGATACCAATGGCGTAGTTCAAGTTCTGGCAGAAACCGGTGGTAATGGCGTAACGACCTTTTCCGGCGGCTCAACCGGTCTTACCCCTTCATCACCCACGACTGGTGCGATCACTCTTGGTGGCACTTTGGCAATTGCCAATGGTGGTACTAACGGTTCGTCAACTCCGACCGCTGGTGCAGTGGCTTATGGCGATGGCAGTGCTTACGCATTTACTTCTGCGGGTACTTCTGGACAGATTCTGAAGTCAAACGGTGCATCTGCTCCATCTTTTGTCAACGTAGGTTCTGTTGCTGTTGCCAGCATCAACTTCGGTACAACTGGCCTGTTGCCCAACACCTCCACTCAAGGTGCGGTTACTGTTAGCGGCACATTGGCAACCTCAAACGGTGGTACAGGTCTAGGTGGTTCTACTCCCTTTACCTCTGGTGGCGCAGTATATGCAACCTCTACCTCTGCCTTAACCACAGGTACATTGCCCATCACCGCTGGTGGTACAGGCACAACCACTGCAACCGGCTCCGGTAATTTAGTATTGGCTAACAGCCCAACACTGGTTACGCCTGCCCTTGGCACTCCTACTGCAATTGATCTAACCAATGCAAGCAATGTACCTGTTGATCAGGCTACTGGCACATTGGCAGTTGGCAATGGCGGTACTGGTGGTACTTCATTCACTGGTTATATTGTAGGCAATGGTTCTTCGCCTTTCACTGCAACCACCACCATTCCTACAACCGATTTGTCTGGCACGATCAGCAACTCACAGTTGGCTAATGATTCGGTCACTGTTGGTTCAACCACGATTGCTTTGGGTTCTTCTTCACTGACCTTGGCTGGTTTGACATCAGTTACCGTTACTCAAGACCCTACTCAAGCTCTGCAATTGGCTACCAAGCAGTATGTTGATAGCGTTGCACAAGGTTTGGCAGCAAAAGCTCCTGTATTGGTTGCAACCACTGCAAACATCACCTTGTCTGGCGAACAGACCATTGATGGCGTACTCACTTCTGCAAGCCGCGTTTTGGTTAAAAACCAAACCAATGCTGCTGACAACGGTATTTATGTTTCGGCTGCTGGTGCATGGGCGCGTTCTGCTGATGCAAATACTTGGGATGAGTTGGTTTCGGCTTATGTGTTTGTAGAAGATGGAACAAACTATGCTGATACTGGCTGGGTTTCAACCGTCAACCCCGGTGGTACTTTAGGTGTTACCCCTGTAACTTGGGTTCAGTTCTCTGGTGCGGGTTCCTACGCTGCTGGCACTGGCTTAACCCTAACTGGCAACACCTTCAGCATCACCAACACCGCTGTATCTGCTGGTTCTTACACTCTAGGCAACTTCACTGTTAATGCTCAAGGTCAATTGACTGCTGCATCGTCAACCAGCACCACTGGTTCTGGCAACGTAGTGTTGGCTACCAGCGCAACTTTGGTGACACCGAACCTTGGTACACCAAGTGCTGTTGACTTGACCAACGCTACCAATGTGCCTGTCAACAATGCAACTGGTACTTTGGCTGTATCCAACGGCGGTACGGGTGCAACGACCATTTCTGGTGTCGTATACGGTAATGGTACTTCTGCATTCTCTGCTGCGACTGGATCACAGATTGCGTCTGCAATCGGTTCAACCGCAGTCACCAATGCAACCAATGCTGCAAACGTATCTGTTGCATCTGATACATCAGACACCACGACTTATCTGGCTTTTGTGACCAGCAATTCCGGTAACAATGCTGTTAAGATCAATTCCGGTCTGACGTTCAATGCTTCAACTGGCGCGATTACTGGTGGAATTTCCGGCGGTACGTTCTAATAGCAATATTACTTTTGAGAGAAAACGCAAATGGCTCAGTCCGGTTATAGCAAAATACTAATTTACGGCTCTGGTACTACTGGTAACACGCCTTCGGCCTCTAATATGACCAATAGCTCTGCTGGTGCAGAGTTAGCGATCAATTACGCTGATGGCATTCTGTTCTACAAGAACGGTAGTGGCACGGTTACTAAATTAGCTTCTGCATCAACCGCAGCGGGCAATTTGCCCGGTGGCGCAGCGGGAACAGTTGTATACCAAAGCGCTACCGGAACCACCGCCTATACTGCCGCCGGAACATTGGGGCAGTATTTGGTGAGTGGCGGCACTGGCTCTCCGACATGGGCCACAATATCTTCAACCTTGGTTTCTTCCTTTAGCGGAGGCAGCACAGGGTTAACACCCAATTCAGCCACGACCGGCGCGATTACGCTTGGCGGTACGTTGGCAACGGGTTATGGCGGTACAGGACTGACATCCTTTACAAGCGGTGGTGCGGTGTACGCGACCAGCACATCGGCTTTGACTACCGGAACGCTGCCTGTTTCTGCGGGTGGTTCTGGTGTCACTGTTAGTACAGGTGCAAGTTCAAACGTATTACGCGATGCAAATGCAAACATAACTGCAAACGCATTCTTTGCTGGTTATACAAGTGTTGCTGCATCGGGAACACAGATTACATTATTGGCTTCATCGACACCTGTTTATACCGTTACCGGATCAGGTGGACAGGTTATTAAGTTGCCTGATGCAACTACGCTGCCGAATGGCGCGATTTTTTCGTTTAACAATAATCAAACCAGTGGTGCGATTACTGTAAACAACAATTCAAATACATTAGTGGTATCCGTGCCTTCTGGTGCGTATACGACTGTTGTATTGCTTACAAATGCAACTGCTGCGGGAACATGGGATCGTCACGACCAAGCACCTTCTGTTGTCTCTTGGTCAACCAACACATTGTATTATGCTGGTTCGATTACTTCTGCGACATGGAATGGATCGACTGTTGCTGTTAATCGTGGTGGTACTGGCATTACTTCATTGGCTGCGGGTGCATTGCCTTATGGTAATGGCACATCTGCGTTTAATGCTTTAACGATTGGTACATCTGGCTATGTGCTGACATCGAGCGGTACTGCGCCGCAGTGGACGGCACAATCTTCATTGGTGATTGGTACTACGACTAACTTAGCCGGTGGTGCTAATGGCTCAGTGCCTTATCAATCGGGTTCGGGTACGACAACTTTCTTAGCGGGCAACACGTCTACCACACCGAATTTCTATACATCTACGGGTACAGGATCGGCTGCACAAGCCCCCACGCTAACCAGTTCGACAGGATCGGGTAACGTAGTATTAGCAACAAGCCCAACATTAGTTACACCAGCATTAGGAACCCCAAGTTCTGCAACTTTAACTAATGCAACGGGTTTACCAATATCAACTGGCGTTTCTGGTCTTGGTACTGGTGTTGCAACTGCATTGGCAGTAAACACCGGATCAGCGGGCGCAGTTGTGCTCTACAACGGAGCATTAGGAACCCCGGCGAGCGGAACGGTTACAAACCTTACCGGAACTGCATCTATTAATATTAACGGCACAGTTGGAGCAACCACTCCCACTACCGGAGCATTTAGCACGGTCAGTGCGTCAGGTCAGATCACAAGTACAGTTTCAACTGGAACGGCTCCATTTGTGGTTTCAAGCACGACTCAAGTTGCTAATTTAAACGTAGCCACAGCAGGAACTGCTACAACTGCAACGAACGTAGCAAGCGGCACAACAGGTGCAATTCACTATCAATCTGCACCTTCTACAACCGCTTTCTTATCTGGCAATACGACTACAACACCACAATTTGTTACTTCAACAGGAACTGGATCGGCAGCCCAAGCACCAACTTTAACGTCCAGTACGGGTACAGGTAATGTGGTGTTGGCAACTTCACCAACATTGGTGACACCGGCATTGGGTACACCTAGCGCATTGGTTGGAACTAACATTACGGGTACGGCTTCTGGATTGTCTATCGGCGGTAATGCTGCAACTGCTACCACAGCGACCAACCAATCCGGCGGTACTGTTAATGCTACTTCTATTACTAACTCAGGATTGACCTCTGGGCGTGTTGTTTACACCACAACGGGTGGGTTAGAGACAACTTCGGCTAACCTGACATTTAACGGTACAACGCTTACCACAGCCAATGACGCATCTATTAATGGTCTGACGGTGGGTAAGGGTGGTGGTGCTGTTGCTACTGGAACGGCTTTGGGTTATCAAGCACTTAATTCAAATGCTAGTGGAACGGTTAATACCGCTATTGGTTATCAGGCTGGCTATACAAACACTACTAATGCTTTAACTGCCGTTGGTTATCGTGCAGGATATTTATATAATACTGGTTCCGAGACAAATGGCAGTACATTTATTGGATATTCTTCGGGTGTAGCAACTACAACTGGACATGACAATACCTTTGTTGGTGGTAATACAGGAACATCTAACACAAGCGGCTCATATAATATTGCTATTGGTGGACAAGCACTTCAAGCCAACACCACTGCTTCTTACAACACCGCAGTAGGT